ATGATGATATGGATAAGGATAGCAGACCACCTGCTTGCTACCAACTAACATATAGAGGGTGTAAGTATTGGTCTTGCTATCGAATACACTTGCGAGAATGGTTTGAGGGTATGCTAACCTTTGAGCCAATCTTTAACAGAAGGGGTTGACACCCCTTCTTTTTTTGTATATAATACTTTCGGGATACTGCATATTCAAAATCTTCAGCATAATATGAAAATTAATTTTCTTACAAATGAAAAGTTTAAAGAAATAATTCCAGAACCACAACCAGCGGAAAAATTATTTCCAGAATGGTTTGCACAAATGGATATTATTAGAACAAAAAAGTGTCCTTTTAAATTTAGAGATCCCAAAAATCCATTTGATCTGGAATATCGTAGGGGAGGGGACGTTGATAATAATATTTGCGGATGTCCTGGTATTGCCGACTACTTAAAGTTTGGATATATAATTCCTGCCTGGGATAATTTCATTTTTAGGGATTATGAAGGCAGTTTGGTGGTAAACTGGACAGATGAATACTATGGCAGCTCTATTGGATTTCATGGTGAAAATCAATATTACACTATGCCAGAAAATTCAAAACCAATTTATAAACATTATACTAAAATTACTAGTCCATGGATTATTAGAACAAGTCCTGGCGTATCTGTAATGATTACTCATCCAGTATGGCATGGTAACGTTAACTTTACAACCGCATCTGGAATTTTTCATACTGATGCATCGCCACTAAATTTGCCATGGTTTTTTAAGTGGAATTATAAAGTAAATAGTGGTGTAGATCTAGAAACAATGGATGCATCTAATCAAGTAATTGAAACTGGCACACCAATTATGGCGGTTATACCTTTCTATAGGAATACATTTACATCTACTGTAGAATATGTCAATGGTAGTGAATGGAATCGTTTGGGTCATATGCAAACTGTTTTAACACATTCTTTACATAGGACAGATCTTTATTCCAAACTAAGAAAAACGATTGGAAAGTTATTTCGGTAGTGTGTTGATATGCACATTAAGCACCCCTATGGGTGCTTTTTTATTGTTCTAAATACTTTTAACCTATGCATACGACGGTCATGAAACTTTTTCTAGACTGCTCCGATGCCGATCTAATTGCTCATGCTTTTTCGACGGGTTTGATTGACGGCGTAACAACAAACCCATCACTCATGAAGAAAGCTGGTGAAGATCCCCTGGAAGTTATACAAAAAATCTCAGACATATTCCCATGGAATGCATCTATCTCTGCCGAGGTAGTTGGTGAGACTGCCCAGGAGATGCTCGATATGGCGTCAGACTACATTGATATCGGTCCTAACATCACGATCAAACTACCATGCACAAGAGAGGGTCTGAAGGCGTGTAGAGACCTCTCTGAGGATGAGGTGCCCGTTAACGTCACACTAATCTTCTCAGCAGGACAGGCGATCCTGGCTGCCAAGGCAGGCGCTAAATATGTGTCCCCCTTTGTGGGAAGACTGAATGATCAATACTGGGATGGAATAAATGTCGTTGAAGAAATCTCGGATCTTTATGCAACTCACAATGTTAAAACCGAAGTCCTTGCTGCTTCTATTAGGGAGGCTCGTCAAGTACCCGCTTGCTTTAGAGTGGGCGCTGATATTTGCACTATCCCTTATGACATCTTCCAGAAATTATACGAGCATACGTTAACTTCTGCAGGACTAGAAATTTTCAACAAAGACTGGGAGGATCTTCAATCAAAACTCTAATGGCTAAAGAAAAATTGACCAAAGAAAAACTCAAAGTGCGACTCCATAAACTGAAGATCGCACTTTATGAGGGTGCCTATAAGGATCACAACGGCGATTGGCACGAAGGCGCTCATCAAATGCTAACAAAGGCATTGAATATACTTGACGAGTATCAAGATTATCATTAGAATAACACTGCCAGGGTTGAAAAGATGAAAAGAGAACAACTTAAAAAACTGTTGGCTAATCTTAAAGAAATAGTCGCAGAGTTAGAATCTGAAGTCTATTCAGATCCATCTAAATATCTCCAGCACGGCGATCAGCGTGTTGTGATTGGAGATGATAATGACGGAGAAACAGACTGACTATGAAAATCCCTGGTTATACAATGGGGAATTTTTTTATAGCAGTGATATTCAAGATCATTTTGGTTTTGTTTATCGTATTCACTGCAATAAAACTGGCAGGGACTATATTGGTAGAAAATATTTCTGGAGTTTCCGCACACCAAAGGGCAAATCGAGAAAAGTTAGAGAAGAGTCTGACTGGAAAAAGTATTACGGATCATGTCCAGAGCTCAAAGAAGATGTAAAAATGTATGGTAAATTACAATTCAAAAGAGAGATTTTGAGCCTACATAAAACAAAGGGTCAATGCAATTATGAGGAGACCCGACAACTTTTTTATCACAATGTATTAACGGAGGCTATGACAGATGGGACGCCTGCTTTCTATAACAGCAACATCCTCGGTCGATACATGCGTAAGGACTACTTCAAAACTGGCACAGACGATTGACCCGTCATGAGGGTCGTGCTATAATTACGAGGTAGTCAAGGGAGAAACCCAATGAGCATCTATTATGATCTTATTGACGATTGCACAATTGAAGATCAACTGATGGATCTTTTCATTGACCAACTGCATGATTTTGCAGAGGCATTTGAAGAGAATCGTACTCCCCATACTACTTCGGACTTTTACTGGTCCAGTAGCTCAGCGGATTAGAGCAACTGCCTTCTAAGCAGTCGGTCGCTGGTTCGAATCCAGCCTGGATCGTTGCCACAATTATGTGGCATTTAGGTCCAATAGAGGTAAATTCTATGACTACAGCACAGAAATTCTCGACCGCAATTGACATTCTCTGGAGTGCAATTGAAAGACAGATTATCCTTGACACCGAGTATCCTAACCTTTATAATAAAGTCCTTAAACATTATGAGGATCGTGGTGTTGATTTTTATGGTGATGTAGATGAGGATTATGATATCCTCCTTAGTAAACTTGAAACTGACCTAACCTTTAATTATGCATAATGTGAATGTTCTTTTAGAACGGTTTCCTTATCGATATGTCTCTGTTGGGATGCTCGACAACGGGTATCCCGACTATCGAATCCAAAAGTATCATGAGTGGACCAAACGTTACAAAGACATGTATCTCTGTGACAATGGTATGCAAATTGATATTGCAATGGAAGATTTTGAATACACAAAATGGTTAGATCCTGATCCTGAAGTGGGTGCCTATAGAAAATTTGATTGATTATGTCACAGTCCCTTGAAGTATTTCCATTATTTTCAACACCAGTTATCAAAACTTCAATTGAGTTTGATGCTGACATTAATTACTTAGACTCACTTGAGTATTATCCGTATGATGGTGGTAGTGGTTATGGTAGTGTAAATGAAAATATTTTATTGGAACCTTACTTTGATGAATTGAGAAGTCAAATTGAAAATTACTTAAATGTTTTTCTCTTTGAAATTCTTAAATTTAATGAGGGAAGTATCGCACACACTAGGTCTTGGATCAACCTACATAAACCTAAGTGCTATGCTCCTAGACATAATCATACAAATTCATGCTATAGTGGAGTATACTACTTTGATGTGCCGCAAAACAGTGGTATGATCTGGTTTATTAAATCAAACGAAATACCAACCTTTGCTTCACCGACAGTTCTTCCTACATTGGAGTTGTATAATATTTACAACTCTAATGAATTTGGATTTGAAACTAAAAAAAATGATCTTCTCCTATTCCCATCTCATCTAACACATAAAGTAGACGCTAACAATTCAGATAAAAATCGTTATTCTTTAGCGTTTAACTACTTTTTGGAGGGTAGAATGGGTGGTAAAACTGGAGGAGCTACTATCAAGATATTACAATGACACTCCGAACTAATTTTGAGACTGCTGTAATCGCACTTCGCACAGCATTTAAAAGCGCACTTGATGATCCCGATTTTGATGACAACAAACTTGCAGAAGTGTGGCGTCATTTTCTGGGTATGCAAGCAATTTGGAAATCCTTACCCGAGGATACCGACACCATTCAATTTGACTCCAATCTAAATATCAGTTATGATGATGTTGTAAAAGGTTTGGGTGATGGTTATGTTGCTGCTGGTCCAGTAAATATTTACGGGTCGGAAGGAAAGGATGTGATTACATTCTAGTCTTTGCCAATAGACTTTAAACTAGATGGTTGTCAACGTAAGGCAGATGTCCATACGAAAGGTTTCCAATTTTTCCTAAGAATTGGTGGCGTGCATGGGAGGTGTAAGCCCACCTCCGACCCGTCA